GTTTTAAGTGTATTTTCAAAGAATAATATTTGCAATATATTCATATATATATTTAATAGTTTACTTTGGGTAAACAATATAAATAAATCATGTTATATTATCTTAATGACTGGTAAAACAAAATATAGTTTACAAGAAATGACAAATATATCATTCAGTGGATTTTTCTTAGAAATATCAAACGAAACCATTCAACAAATAAACTCTTTATGTAGCAAACTAGGTTCTACTGGAATAATACCAATTAACCGGGTATTTAAGAAAAAAAACAGAAGTGTCCCGATTGCGTTGTTAACGTCAACGCATACTAGTTCGAACATACCTTTACACAAAAAAAGGAGAGGAAGAGAGTCCATCGAAACAGAAGAGTGGAGTGCATTAAGAACTTTTAAAACTACCAAAATAACTAGTAAGTCCGGGGTTGAGTTGGAATTGGATAATATACGACTATTGTTTAATAAATTATCTGAAAAAACATTCGTAGATGTAAGAGAAAAAACATTAGATAAACTAGGTAATATTTTGCAGGAATATAGCGATGAAGAAGATATATCTAAAATGGGAGAAGCCATTTATGATTTGTTATCTTCCAATAAAATGATTTCCAAAACAAACGCAGATTTGTATGCTGAAATATTAAGTATGTATCCTGCTTTTCGTCAAATATTTGACACAAAACTTGCAACTATTATAGAACAATATATGGATATTTTGTATATAGATGCCAATGTGGACTATGACGGATTTTGTAATATGAACAAAGTAAACGAAAAGAGAAAAGCGGTCACCTTATTTTTAGTAAATTTGGCGAAAAATGGGTTTATCGAAAAACAAGAAATTATAAAACTATTACAAATCCTTCTACAAAGGCTTTTGAATATGATTGTTGAACCAGATAAACGAAACGAGGTGGACGAGTTGACCGAAAATATAGCCATTTTATGTGTCAAAGAATTCATCCACACAGTGAAGGACAATACAGAATACTATATTGATGGTGAACCCATTTACACGGTAGTAAAGCGATTGGCTAAATCCAAATCTAAAGATTATCTTAGTTTGTCCAACAAGGCCATATTCAAATTTATGGACTTGGCCGATGTATAACTATAACTTGTTTTTTACTCTTTATATCCTTTTTTATTAATTAAATATAATCAATTAAATATATTTATCTACTGGTTCTTCTTTTTATATCACCAGTCTCACCAAACTTTGAGTTATTACCCTTCAACTTTAGTAACCTGCGTTGGTATTCTTTATACTCATCGTCCACCATTTTTATAGCTTGTTTCATCTCCATTTTTACTTTTGGGTCTTTTTTCATCCAGTAGACAATATCCCCAATTAGTTGACCCACTATTTTACGATTATTTTCGGTTTCTATACCTTGTTGTTCCATTTCTTTGACTTGGTGTTTAGATGGTATGAATATAACATCATTTGTTTGCTTGAATTGTAAAGTATTTTTTATGTTTGGTGACCTTGTGCTATACATTTTATATATTATAAAAATATTATAATATAACTGTTTGAATAATTATATTATATAGATATAAATGACTACATCAGTACCAGTATCAACAAACATAAAATCATTACTAGACTCTTCGGTTGATTACGAAGAAACCCAAAACATTGCAACGGAAGATAAAGGCTATACAACAAACATATATAGAGTAACTATGGATATAGATAATACATTGCAAGAAATGAATATTACACTTGGAAAAGCATTTTATCCAAATAACAGTAAGACAATTACTGCATATAATATTTATCTACCTTTAAATAACAAAAAACATGTTTCCAAAATAGGAGTATATGAAGTACTCACCACATACTTAAACGAATTTGAAGAATGTAAACTGGATAATAATAATCCAGACTGTGTGATAAAAATAATGGAGAGTAAAGAACCTTTACTCTTTAGTTACGCTAATACAAGAGACAAAATAGAAATAATAAAAAACAAAGTTACTGCTAACGCTGATTATACAAATGAATTTAATACTCAAACGATAAAAAAATTGGGAATTTTTAACATAATATCCCCGCCAACAATGGAGCTGCTGAGTAATATTAATAAAAAGTTGATAAACAACTATATCCCCGATTCTAACAATGAATACGACATTGTAAAAACGACGGATGACGGAAACTGTTTTTTTGATGCAATAGTAAAAGCATATCAAACAGTTGGTCTTAATACAACAATCGAGTTACTTAAAGGAAAACTAGCGGATAAAATGATTGAATGTGGATTGTTTGAAAAATACAAAGATGATTATGAAAATGCAAATCCAAAAGATACAACAAATCTCGATTATTTAGATGTTAAATTTATGGAACGTGTTGATAACAACAGTGATTTTAAAAACGCTATAATAAGCAAAGAATATTGGGCAGATGAACATTCCATACCCATGTTAGAACATATATTAAATGTTAAGTTTATTATTTTTCAAGATGATAATTTACATGATAAAATTGAAAAATTAATTATACAATGTACTGACTCCCTTACTTTAGTTGGTATAACTGGATATATTGTTGAAAACCCAGACGCATATATTATGCTAGAATATACATCATCGAATGTAAGTTCTAATACAAAAAGTGATAATAATCATTATGTTTTAGTAACTTATAACAAAAAAGGAATACATCATTTTGAAGATTTTCAAAAATCATTGAAAACAAAAATAGTAGATAGTTGTGTAACAGGTTCAAACTTTTTGGATATACCTGAAATTAAAGAATTTAAAGAAGAGGAAGAGAAGACGTCAATAATGTTTGAAGGAGGACGACCAGTCAACCTATACGATGACAATATTGTGTTTTGTTTTTGTAAAAAGTCAAATGGGCGGAGTACCGCGGGAAAAGGAATAAATGAGACGATACCATTGGAGTCGGCGATAGAGTTTGGTGAGTTGAATAGTATAGAGAACTGGAGAAGAAAGTTGGCGGATGACTGGATACAGCCGTTTGCCTTGGATAACCATAGATGGGCATCGGTAACTCATTATTTATGTGGGACCCAGTTAAAAAAACAAAACCCTGATGTTTATTTAACCTTTACCCTAGACTCTGGAACCAAGTTATCTCAAAATGTACGTATGGCAAGGAAAGCTGCAGAAAAATATAAAAGCAAAAAACAAGAACAAGAACAAGAGTCGAGTCAATCAAAAGAACGAGCATTAAGAGCCAAATTTAGTCAACATAAGGATTTAAAGAAGACCCTCTTGGCCACCAAGAATGCCAAGTTAATACAGTTACAACATAATAAAAAACGGCCGCCCATTGTACAAGAGGAGATGATGAAGTTGCGACAAGCTTCACAAAAAGAGTTGAAAGAAATCAATAAATAAGTATTTTTTAAAAATACTTAAAGACAATCAACCCATATTTAATATATGTTAAAATTTATTAGAAAACAACTATCCAGCCGCACATCCCAAACCTTACTGGGTAGATGGAATATATATGATTCCAAGGAGAAAAATGATTGGAAAATAGACAACGCCAATAGAGACCACTGTGGGCCATGTGGTACATATGATGTTACTAATGCCAAGGCAGCCAATGCAACTAACTTATCCAAGGTTATACCCATACCCATAGACATAGAGAAAAAGAAAACAACATAATTTGTTAACAGGATGACGGTGAAAGGATAAACAAAGAAAGAGAATAAAAATAACTTTCTAAATGATATATAGGTCTATAATTGTTATTATAATATTTCAAAAAGCTATAGGTTTTCAGTAATATATTGGATAGATTTGAAGAGTTGATATGTTTGGATTCAATCAATTTTGTTAGTATATACCAAATACAATGGGTAATATCCAGGTTATAACTCAGTATGTCATACAGAATGTTTCTAAATTTTACAAAGTGAATTTCTTCAATATTGGTCAACTGTTTGATAATTTTGTCGCAAATATGTTTATGGGGTAGACTAAAGTTATGTAAATGATACAAGTTTTTGATATTGATGATATTTGTAAGTTCCATGTTTTTGGGTAACTTTTTGTTGTGAAATTTCAAACAGTTGTTATAAGCGGTTTTACTAGGTCTCGGTATATGTATCATTTCACAACAGTTCATGATTGCATCCGGAATGAAACTAACCACTTCTGTAATTATAATAAATTTTATATTAATAGAATTTGAGTTATTTTCTTGCATATAACTATAAAATATATCTAGTAACTCGCTATGAATATGGTGGAAATTTTTACAAACTATGATACCTATTTTATTGTTTTTGACCGAAAGTATATCGTTTATTTGTATAAATATTTCGTGCCATAATACTTTGGAATTACACCCTAACAACGCCATATCTATTTCGTAATGAATATCGCTCATTTTAAAACTATATGTTTTATCTTTTTCATATACGATAGTTATTTTTTTTTCATACTTTAAATCGGTTGGACTATATCTTTTGATAGCGTAGAGCATTTGACTATACTTACCCACACCACTAGGTCCGAAAAATATCATATTTCTTAGTTTATCTAGAGAGGATGGAAACTTAGCAAATATAGATTCTAGTTTAGGATGTAGATTATATGACTGGACTGTATGAATATATTCTTCAAAATGGGTTTCGTGGAATTTCATTGTTTGTTTATGTTATAATAAGGCACTATTCTTTATGTGTGTTATTATACGCATTTCTTCTAATTCCACTTTCGCTTTCGTTTTCGCCTTTTTAAATGTGGAACTGGAACAGGAACATGAACATGAACAGGGGTATAATTTTTATCAACATTTTTACAGTTTGTCTCTGTATCATTTGAAATGCTTATTTCATCACAAACAGTCGTTTCAATACTTTTCAAATTTAATTTTTTTCTTATTTCAATAATTAACTTACTAAAAAATCCTCTCCCTTGTATAAATATTTTAGATTTTACAGCACAACATAAATCTATATCCGGGTTTCCAGAATCAAAATGTTCTGCTTGTAATTCATTAACTACGTTATGTAAATATTCATTTGATAAACGAATGCATTCTTCGTAATTTTTTGAACTTGGTTTAGCAAAAAAACATTTTCCAATTACATATTTAGGGTTTCTATCATCTGCAACTAATGATTTAATATAATTTACATCTAAAGGTCTTTTTATTTTTTCGTGCCACTCATTTCCAGCAACTACGTCTCCTAGTCTTAAATGTATTAATGTACTTTCTGTAATATTTTTTGGTAAAAACTCCATGTTTTTTTCTATGTTTTCCATAACAATTTTTGTAATTAAATCAATATTATTTAAACAATTATTATTTTTTTTTT